CTCTGTCTTAGCCCCGTCGATCAACACAGAGATGGTCTGGTTGGCTAGATGCGAGAACCCAGAGAACGTCTTGCGGCCAAACGCCCACGTAGAAGTCGGAGTGTTTGTTAGGTCGCTCGGGAAGTCTGAAAGCAACTTGCCCGTAAACTCAGTCTCAGACACATAAGTCTCTAGCGTTACGCGATACTTCGTAGTTCCCGACGTGAACTCAACAACAGAGCCAGCGTCTGCACTGCTAAACAATCCAGCGGTTGCTGTAGTCCCAGTAGATCCAAATGACTTAATGGTGACTGTGTCACCTTTCTGGAACAGTCCTGAAGACTCAACTGACAAGCGACCTGTTCCACTATAAGTTCCGTCAACCACTACGCTTGAATCTAAATAGACTGCGTCAGCTACCGTTTCCTCTCGGACCTGGACCATGCGTTCGACAGAGCGATCACTGCCACGTAGCACCACAGCATAAATGTTGTCGTAGTTGCCCTCAGACAACGAACACACGCTTTCAATGGTGCCATCCGTTTCATGCTGGTGCCATGCCAACACTCGCTCTTCAGGAATGTAGGTCAGGCATAGCAGCTTGCCGCTGCTAGACACAAACCACAGGATAGGAACTGGAGCCTTAGAGTAGGCCAAGTCGTTCAGGGTAAACCCATCGAACAAGTGCGATGCCCGCAGCGACAAGTCTCCTGTTGAATAACCTTGAGTTTCAGCACTAAACCCTGTCTGGCGGGCATGGCCCCCACGCGCAGAACAAAACACTACTGAGTTGTTGACTACTTGAGGATGGACGTTGTTGCTGCCTACGTAAGATTGCTGGCGGATTGCAATCGTGCTTGGCGTAATTGCGTCACTGTTAATTGCAGTGACTCGGAACTCGCCTTGTTGCGTTAACAACAGCAAGTCTTGGATAGGCACAATGTGGCGGATAACGTGAGCTTCGCGAGAAGCTATATCTACCGAAATGCGGTCGTCAGACTGGACTGGGAAGCGGTAGGAGAAAGATGACTCCGTGCCCGACCGACTCATAAACAGCGTGCGAGGCAGTTCGTCAGCCCCTCCAAAGCATCGACGCTGTTCAAACCTAGCAGCCGCTCGGGGTTGAAACGAAGATTGCACATTCGCGTCAGGAACCAGCAAAGTTTGTGACAAGTCTGGCCCGATGTTGTCGTCTTCAAACGAATACGTAATAGCCCCTGCTTTGTTGTCTACTTGACCGATAAAGCCAAACGTGCCGTTAATTTCTTTGTAGACGTTGTAGGAGCGAGCGTTAAAGACTGCATCAAAAGTGATGGTGTTCTTTGCACCTGCTACCGTCAGGATGTTGTCGAGAGTTATTTCATCTGAAGACAAGCTTTCTTGGCCTCGCGCATCTACTGCCGTAACTCGATACTTGTTCTCTCGGTCGGCGCTAGCTACTGAGTAGTAAACGTTAAGTCGTTTAGTGTCTCCAACATTGTGAGCAGTAGAGCCAGTGTCAGTTTCTGTAACTGCGGTTCCATCTAAATTAAGAATCCTGACCTGATTAACTTGTTGCGCGGTAAACCCTGCTCCTGATGCGCCACCAACAACACCTACAGCAGAAATTGTGTAGTAAGACTTGTCAGTGATTCCATATGTAGACAAATCTGTTGAAGTGTAATCTACATTTTCAATGAAGATCTGGTCGCCAATCGTAAATGGAAAACTGATTAGGTCTGCATCGGCTGTGCCAATGCGTGTGTAGTTGTCATCGGGACTGCCACCCGATGGCCCTCGACCAATAACGCATGAGTAAGCTTGGCCTCGATTAGTCGAGCCGTTGATGTTGCCAGGAGCACTAACATCTGTTCCAAAAGTAATTGGACCTAAAGTCCAATTGACTACACCAAACCTTTTGAGATCTTGAGGAGGGTGATTTGGGTGAGTGAAGGTCACCACGTCGCCAGACTGATCGTATTCAACGTCGAACAGTTCGGCCTCTAGGAACGGTGAGGTTACTGAAAACGCTCCATCGCCTTCAGCTTGAGTGCAATTGTTAGCAACTAAGGTCTCGAACGTCGTATTACTGTTAGATGGTTCGCTTAAAAACTCGGTGTCTACTCTGTAAACACGTTGACGAACACCAGTAGATGCCCAAGTGCCCGCTGACGAAGATAGCGTTACTGTTGCCGAATACTCTAAATACAGCAGTTCACCTTTTTCATGGAACTGCGTGACCCAAATAGCTCTGTCGCTGCCATGCAGCAAACCATTGCCAGCGTTGTCAAACGCACTAACAATGGCTTCCGCAGAAATATAAGTTTCAGCGTTGTCGTCTTTTGCTGTCCCTACAAACTCTGATTGAGTTCGCAAACCAAACTGAAAACTGTTGCAAGATGCAGTGCCGTTGGCTGTGTAATCGACATACAACTTTGTAGGAATACCGGGCAACGCTTTAAATGCGTTACTGGTGTCGCGATACATGATTTGCACGCACTCCCCTTGTTGCCAGTCGTCTTTTAGGTATTCGCCGCCCGCAGTAGGGTTTTCTCCAAACTTTAAGCAGTAATCAGACGAAGAGTCCGGGCGAAACATGTTGTTCTTTTCGCCGCTACTTGCAAAAAACCTTCTTTTGTATTTTCTAGCAGGGCCAACCTTGCCCTGATCGGTTCCTGCGCTGAACGCATAAAGGTCAAAGTTGGCAGTTCCGTTGCCTGTAATGCTTTCAACTGAGTCATCAGTCGGATCAAGCAAGCGGATTTTGTAGGTGTCTACAACGTCAACCTTCCACCCTAACGTGTTTCCGGCACTAGATGGCCGAAACCTGTATACGTTAAACGGTGGCGGCAACGTAGATAGCGGGTCTGTAAGAGGGTTGCCTCCTCCCCCTGGCGTCAAACGAGCGTAGAACGCAATGTTCTCACCTTGAGTAAACCCATGAGGCTCGTCAAAAGTGATGGTGTTTGCTGTCTGATCAGTAATCCGACTGAACTTCTTAAGGTTGGCCCAAACAACTGTTTCCCCGTCTGAGTGAAACCTGATCTTTTGATCAGTCAACTCAATAGCCAACTGCTGATCTACCGAGTAGGTAAACGGAATCAGGCGCGACTTCTTCGTGCTGTCTAGACTGCTGGCTACCCGCTGAAACCCAGGGCGACGACGCAAGCTCCCTCGCG